GTCTTCTGACTACCTATAACATAGTCTCTTTCAATAACACTCTTAATAATTTGACCAGTATAAACTGGGCCAAAGAAGTATAACTTCATTTGAAATTCTAGTGTATATTCAATAACTCGTCTCTCTTCGAAAGAACCCTCATAAGTATCTTCCATTGCGACACTTGTTAACACTATAGGAACATCTCTTACCTCACTCATTGCATCTACCATCTTCATTGCGACAGTATATTCGGGTTGGAAATAAGGAAGTATTTGTTCTGTTATTTGAAGTGCATCGACTACATTCTTTGCAAGTATTGACAAAGTAAAATTAATATTGTATGGTGCTGGATTATATTGGTATCCTCTTTTAGTTACATCACCTGCTTCTAAATTTGCTTTTGCTTCTCTAATAAGTTTATTTTGTTGTCTTGCTGGATCGTATTCTATCCCTGACATCTCAAATGTTATTCTAGGTAAACTGATTGCAGTTCTATTGTTGAAATCAGGTTCAGATGCAAGTCGTTGTAAAAATTTTTGCTTGGGGCCGTATGAAATAGGAACCTTGTTCTCAGCAAGAACAGTTCCATCTGCTTTTGTTTTCTTAATAGATATGTTATTAAACAATGTTCCAAAGATGGACACTGCTCGTTTAAAAGTTTCGTTATAAAAATATGTGCCGAACATTACGGTTCTCCAAACGGATTCACTTCACTAAAGTCTAGATAAGAAGTATCGTTATCCTCAAATTCTTTATTTTGTGACATTGCATCATTACCCATCGTTAACACATCTGTAATGGTGTGAATAGTGTAAGTTGCAGTAGATGACGCACCAATAAGAATATCTCCAACTTGAAGTGTCTTAGTGTTATCTTTAATTGTAAGTAATCTAGTATCAGCTCTCCATGCAACAACCTCTCCAACAACCACACCACTGAGTGTAAGATTCTCATTTAATGTGTATGCACCACTTCCACCCGATACCATGTTCATTTGAATTGTGTATGCTTGTTCATCTTCAACGATGTCTATTGATTCAATACCTGTATCGAAATCTTCACCACTGTATTCGAACAATTCACATTGCATCTTGAATACAAATAGTTTACCTACTTGATAAAATGGATTTTCGTGTTCTACAAATTTAATTTCAAAAACTGAACCTGACATTGGGAAGAAAATTATATCCCCTTCGTTAGGTCTTAATGATGTTGCAAGATTTGCGTCTAATGATATGAATCTTTCCCATGATCTTAATGAGAGAACAAATGTTGCTTGGTCTCTAACTTGAACACCAAACTTACTGAATAAATCACCCTCACCCTCAAATCCTTCGACATTTTCTATATACATTTCAACAGAATAGGCATCACCATAAGTTGATTGTATATCTTCACCAAGGATTGTGTCCTCTTCAATTACATTTCTTGGAAGGTAATAACACTCATGACCATAGATTCGTAAAGACTCAACAACTAAATCTTCATAAAGATGTTGTTCAGTATTTACTGCATGGTTGAAAAAAACATTTGTTGGCATTTAATTATCCTATCATATCAAGAACAGGCAACTCATAATTTAATCTCGACTCTTCCTCTAACCTCTGTATTTCTTCGTGAGCTTCTGTTTTCATATTTTCTGCATTCAATTCAACACCGCCTGGCAACTGAACACCTGAGAATTTAGATAAGTTTTCACCCCATTGATATTTAACCAATGCAGTTGCATATCTCTTTAACCACATATCGTTGTAAATATCTGTCATGACGGTAGGATCAATTTTTCTGTATGCTTCTATCAAGATATATTCATCTGTATTCACACTGTCCATATCCATATCAATATACAATCTATTAGAGTGCATATTGTATCTTATTGGAGCTCGTCCAACCAAGATTTGATCTAACAAGGAAATCTGTTGTTGCACCATTTCGTAGTGTAGAATATTGGTTGCAGTAAGATCATAAATGTCATTTAATCTAAGTTGATACCTAAGATCAAACATGTTTAAATTATGTTTATCATTAAACGGATATACTTGAATTACTGAAAGGATGAACTCAGGTAATACGATATAGTTTTGTTGTTCTAAAACTGTTTGGGCGTCATATGCGTGTGTCCCAGCAACTGTTTCAGTATGAGTTTCATTAGTCTGCATCGAAGTGATCTCCGCTGCAGTAAGTTTATGCTTTAAATAACATTTTATAGAACCCTCATAATGATACTCTCTAAAATATTGTAGAGCTTCATCTATTCTATCATCAAATTGGTCGTCTTCGACATTGATTTCTAGAACAGGAGCTCCGAGTCTTCTTTTGATGTATTCTTTTAGTGTTGTTTTGCTATTAGGTTCGGCCATAGTAATAGTTTCCTGTTAAAGTGTCTATTACTATTTATAGTTATTTTAGTCTTGGAAATATGTTTTCGTCTGAAGTCGGTCTATCTTACCATCGATTCTGTCGATGACTTCCATGATTCTTTGGAACTCTTTTTCTATTTGGTCTCTAGTAACATATTCACGCGCAACCTCTTCTCTTGTTTTGTTCAACAAGATGTCTAATCTTTTAACCTCAGATATATATTGCCTGACTAAAAAGCCTAACGGCGCAATAATAAGGGTTAATAAGATGTTCCAAAGAAGTTCGGCATTTACTAAAAGTTCCATACATCTATTTAGATGATCTGAATATTGGATTGCCCTTCTCGTCTATATCAAAACAAAACTCATCAGGGTTCCAATCTTGAATATCACCATGATATTTATCAGTATGATTTTGAACAAGAGCATTAAATGAGACACTATACCTGTCTTTATTTGTCATGTTTGGTTCTACCATGTGCATCATTGCACTAGGAAAAAGAATCAATTCGCCAGGCGTTGGTGAAACATTATAATCATTTCTAGTTCGTTGACATGCTGGATAATCGTTGACAACCTTAACATCAGTTTCTATTGCAGAAAAATCACCTTCATCACCATCTGCTTTAATATAGAAAACACCACTATACCAACAGCCATTATGTAAATGTGGTTTATTCCATGCCATGTTATCATTAACATTTGCCCACATATTACCAACTTTGACTTTCATTCTATGTGTTTCAGAAGTTATCCCATGGAACGGTAAAACCTCATCACTGAAAGTCTTTTCAATTCTATTAACAAGTTTCGTAAAGGTTGGATGCCTGTCACAACCGTCATTAGATTGCCAACCAGTATATGCGTTTGAAATTTGTCTACCCTTAGGGTCTTTTCTTCTCATCGCATCAATTTCTCGGACAAGTAAATCTAAATATTCCTGTTTAAATCCGATATCCTCAGGTAATCCTTCTTGTAGTAGGTTTCTATGAAATATAAATGTTGGAAATAATAATCTAACTGCCATCATCATCTCCTAAATCCATTTCTAATTGTGTTTCGTCTTTCTTATGAGCTGGACACTCAGGTGGTGGATCACCTTCATTAAATAATTTAGACTTCTCTGTCCAATATCCATATCTTCTATATGAACCTAAATGAAACTTAACAGAATTATCTGTTCCTTCGGAAGATAATCTATTCCATTCAGGCATAGGTCTTGCAGTAAGATCAGCTGAATCAAAAGGTGATGTAATATTTGATTCCATTTTCATATACTCTTCATGATCTCTTAATTGATATGAACCTATCCATTCATCTCTTTTAAAAGGAATAATTTGACACAATGGTGTTCCTTTTTTTATAATAAATGAATCTTGAACAATAGGATAAAAGATTATTTGTGCATTATCGATATTGTTATTAAAAGTATCTGTATCAATAATACCTTGAAATGCCCTAAAATATTTATTTTGGTGCATAAATGGGTCGAGGTAAAAACAAGAATATCCTTTGGGAGTTTTAATGTTCCATGGATTTTTCATCTTAAATGCGTCTTTAATCGGTGCATCATGTGCTTCTAAGTAATTGAAAACATTACCAAACTGCACTAATGGATGAGTTGAAGAATTATAGTCTTCTGCAGTGAAATCTACAGTAGTAAATTTTACATCATCATCGTCTGATGAATTAACACCATTGATGACTCCTATATCTCTATTTGCAATAAGATACCATCCCATTTTCGTCCAATCATCCATTGCTGGACAAGCACGAATAGTATGAACAGGTTGTCCTTGCACAATTTCTTGAACCCGCATTCGTTTCCACCAATCGGGTTTTACTGAAGCTGCAAGAACTGGTTTAAAGTTCTTTACTGTATCTTCACTATAAGTTGTGAACTCTATCGTAGGCATAAAAATACTCTTTAGTTTCGGGAAGACGAACTTCGTCTCCTCTTATTACCAGTGATCTCCTATCTATATATCTTGATTTTGAATGAGGTGCATCTGCACCGTGTGGTATTCTTCCATCAAACATAAGAAGACGATTTGGTTTAAATTCTACTTCTGCAATTTGATGATTTTTAATATGTTCTTCTCTTCCGTCTATACCTTGTTGGTAACTATCATCGTATAATCTAAGTGTTCCACCCCAATGTGGATTCCAAAATCTATTGGGATAATAAAGAA